CGCTGATGGGCCTGAAGATCAGCATCAACACGGTCCGCTTCAAGCAAGACCTGCAGCTCGAGCTCCAGCGCCTGCGCGCCGCCAACCGGCCTGCAGCCCAGGCCGGCGCGCAGCTCATCTACGACCGCGCCAAGCAACTCGCCCCGGTCTCCGATGCGCCCCACATGTTCCACGGCACCCATGCCGTTTACGGCCCGTACCCGCCCGGCACCCTGCGCGATTCGATCTACCAGGCCTTCAGCCAGGACAACAGCTTCCTCGACAACGCCGTCTATCACATCTCCTGGAACGCCACCAAGGCTCCGTACGGCGCCATGGTCGAACTCGGGACCAGCGCCGCCCCCGCGCACTCCGTCATCGGGCGCGCCGTCGCCGAAACCCGCTCGCAGGTACTCAAGACGATCCGCCAGCGCTACATCGACGAGGTCACCCAAGCATGAGCATGGAACAGCACCTCGACGCCCATTTGCGCGCCCTATGTCCCAACGTTCACCCCGACATCGCCCCGCCCGGCACCCCGCGCCCCTACATCACCTGGCAGGCCCTCGGCGGCGAAGTCGCGCGCTTCCTCGACAACACCGCGGCCGACAAGCGCAACACCCTCCTGCAGATCAACGCCTGGGCGCACACACGCATCCAGGCGACCACGCTCATCCGCAGCATCGAAGACACCCTGGCCGCCTCGCCCCACTTTGTGGCCCGCCCGCAAGGCGAGGCGATGTCCACCTTCGAGCCCGTCACCGGCCTCTACGGCTCGATTCAGCGCTACAGCATCTGGGCCACCCGCTGAGCGCGGGCCCCCTCCGCCACCCGCCGGGCTCGCCCGGCATTTTTTTGCCCGCAAGGGCCCGCACCGCCTGACGCACGCCAGGCAACCCATCCGCCCCTTGCGGGCAAATCACAGGAGCACGCCAAATGGCCTACTACTTCCCCGAGGGCTCGTCCCAGCAGTACAGCAAGACCTTTGCGGCCGCAAAGACCATCACCGCCGTCACCAACACCGACCCGGCCGTGGCCACCTGCACGGCACACGGCTTTGCCACCGGCGACGAGATCCTCTTCAACTCCGGCTGGGAAGACGCCACCGACACCGTCTTCAAGGTCGAGGTCGTCGACGTCAACAGCTTCCGGATTCTCGGGCTCGACGCCTCCAACAACAACTTCTACCCCGCTGGCTCCGGCATCGGCACCGCGCAGAAGATCAGCACCTGGAAGGCCATCCCGCAGGTGCTCACCATCAGCGCCTCGGGCGGCGACCCCCGCTTCACCGACGTCGCCCCGCTCGCCAAGCGCAACGCACTGCGCATCCCCACCGGCTTCAACGCCACCAGCGTCACCCTCTCGCTCGGCCACGACGCATCCAACGCCACGTACAAGGAAATGCTCGGCATCAGCCGCTCGCTCGGCAAGGTCGCATTCAAGCAGGTCATCAGCGGCGGCGCCGTCACGTACGGCTACGGCTACCTCAGCGTCTCCGAAATGCCGCGCCTCAACAACAACCAGACCAACACCGTCGACGCGGCGATGACCATCCTCGGCCGGTCGATCAGCTACGACTCCTGATCTCCGCCACACCTGCCCGCCGGAGCGGGCAGGGCGCTCCCCCATCCACCAGGACACCACCATGGCAAGCATCAAGCTGGGCAACCGCCCGAAGAACTTCAAGCGCATCGTCAAGTTCGGCCTCATCGAAGGCGGCGAAGGCTCCATCGAATGCACCTTCAAGTACCGCACCCGCTCCGAGTTCGGTCGTCTCATCGATGGCATGGCCCATGACGCCCGCCAGAACGGCGCCGCCGGCGCCGACCTGTCCGTTGCGCAGATCATGGACGCCACCAAAGACAAGAACGCCGCCTACCTGCTCGACGTGCTCGACGGCTGGAACCTCGACGAAGTGCTCACCCGCGACACTGCGGCCCAGCTCTGCGACGAACTCCCCGGCGCCGCCACCGAGATCATGGAAGCCTACCGCCTCGCGATCGTCGAAGGCCGCCTGGGAAACTGAGAGAGGCCGCTGCCGCCCTGTATGCGCCCGACAATCAGGCGGACGCGGCCAACCCCTTCCTGCGCGGCGTGATCGCCGCCACAGACCAATCCGTCGAGGTGTGGCCTGAAAACTGGCCCACCTTCGCCCTGTTTGCGCAACTCGGTACCCAATGGGCCGCCGGCATGGGCGGCCCCACCGGGCTGCGCTACGAAGCCCTGTACCCGCTGCTCGACCGGCGCTGCCCAAGCGATGACGAGTGGCAGCAAACATTCGACGACGTGCGCACCATGGAAGCCGCCGCACTCGCCGCCATGCGCAGCAAAGACTGAGGACCCGAAACCGTGAGCGATCTAAAGCTGCAAGGCGTAGTAGAGATGTCGAGCGAGGGCGCCGAACGCGCCTTCGATCGCGTCGGGCAAAAGGCCGGCCAGATGTCGCAGCAGGTCGCGAGCTCATCGGCCAAGGCCAGCGACGCCGTCGACAGCATCGGCAGCGCCGCGCAGCAGAGCGCCGACGGATTCACCCGGGCCGAAGGCAAGATCGTCGCATCCATCAAGCGCGCCACCGCGCAGCTCGAAAGCCTGGGCAAGACCGCCTCGCAAAAGGTCGAGATCAAGATCGACGCGCAAGGCCTCGACCGCGCAAAGTTCGAGCCGCTGCTGGCCAACCTGCGCCAGCTGGAGTCGGCGCAGCAGCGCGTGACAGGCAGCAGCGGAAACATGCGTGGCGGCATGCAGAACCTCTCGTACCAGCTGCAGGACTTCATCGTCCAGACCAACGGCGGAGTGGCCGCAACCACCGCGCTGTCGATGCAACTGCCGCAGTTGCTGGCCGGCTTCGGCGCGGCCGGCGCTGCAATGGGGGTGGTCGCCGCGCTGCTTCCCAACCTCGTGAAGTTGTTCGGCGATGCTGCCGGCGGCGCAACGTCGCTCAAGGACGCCATGTCCGGCGTCGACCACGCGATCAGCCAAGTCGGCCGTGGGGTGCGCAGCTTCGACATGGAAGGGCTGTACGAGCAGTTCAACGCCGCCAGCGGCGCCACCCGCGCCGCGACCATCGAACAGCTGAAGTTTCAGCAGGCCTTCATCGAGACTCAGCGTCTGGTGGCACAGAAGTCACTCGGCGAGTCCATCTCCGGCGTCGGCGACTACGGGTTCCTCGACAAACTATCTGGAAAAGGAACCGCGGCGTCGCGCATCGCAGACGATCTCGGTGTGACGCTCGATCTCGCGCAGCAACTCGAGCCCGCACTCAAGGGCCTGCGCGCCGGCACCCAGGACGTGGGATCGGTATTCACCGAGTTCGGTACCCGGCTGCTGGGCGGGAATAAAGCTGCGGTCGAGCTGGCGAAGTCGCTCGGCGACCTCTCCGCCAACGAAAGAGACGCCTATGCGGCGTCCAGCGCGCTTTCGGACGCGCTCGAACGGATGGCAAAAGGCCACGTCCGTACGAAAAAAGAGACCGATGAAGCCGCGAAAGCCGCGAAGACCCACGCCGCCGAAACGCAGCGGCTAGCAGAGGCAGGGCGTGAGCTCGCCGCGTCGCTGCTCGGTCAATCGGCGGGGCTTTCGCGCGACTTTTACGCCAAGTGGGCGCAACTCGGGCAGGCCTACAAGACCGGCGCAATCAATCTCCAGGACCTCACCACCGCGCAGTCCGTCCTGCTCGCCCAGCAACCCGCCATGAAGCAAGCCGCACAGGACGCCGACGCCTACGGCAAAGCGGTCGCCTCGGTGGTCGGCCCACTCGAAGCCCGCGCATTCGCCCTCGAGGCCGAACTGCAAAACTACGGCCTCACCCAGTCCCAGATCGAGCGCACGACGCTCGCGCGTTACGAAGAGGTCCGCGCCTTGGCTGCCGCCAACGGCGCCACGCAGGCCTATCTGAGCACCCTCGACCGCGAGATTGAAGCGCGCCGCCGCATCGCCGAAGCAAGCGCCGGACTCGAAGCCGCCGACGCCAACAAGCGCGCCGCCGCCCAGGCTGCCCAAGACTGGCAGCGCACCGCCGACGCGATCGAAAAGTCGCTCATCGACGCCCTCATGGAAGGCGGAAAATCCGGCGCCGAGTACATCGAAGGCCTGTTCCGCTCCATGGTGCTGCGCCCGATCATCCAAGCCGTCGTGCAGCCGGTCGCCGGCGGCATCACCAGCGCCATGGGCCTCGCTGGAGCAGGGCAGGGCGGCGGGCTGGGTGGCGCGCTCGGGGCGGCGAGCAACCTGCAGACGCTCTATGGCGCCGTCACCGGCGGCATCACCGCATCGCTCGGCGGGCTCGCCGCCTCGGCCGGCAGTCTATTTGGGTCGTCGGCGCTGTCGGCATTCGGCGCCGGCCTCAAGGGCAGCACACTCGCCGCCGGCCTCGCCGGCCCCACGACAGCCGGCGCCGGCGGCGCGATGGGGCTGGGCGCCTCGCTTGGCGCCGCACTTCCGTGGGTCGCTGGCGGCCTCGCGGTCGCATCCCTGTTCGGCGCATTCGACAAGAAGCCATCGGACAAAACGTCCTGGGCCTCCTACAACCCCGCCACCGGCCAAACCTTCAACGCCGGCTCGATGACCGGCAAGAAAGATCCCGGCCAACAGCAGCGCGATGCCACTGCCGCCCTGGCCGCCCTCGTTGGCGGTTTCGCGGGCCTCGCCGGCGTCACCAGCAGCCTGACCGCGATGACCGGCGCCCGCGACGGCATGCGCCTGAGCATCAATCGCGCCGAAGGGCTGCTCGGCTTCCGCACGCCTGGCGCAGGCCTCGCCAACGGCGGCAACGCCCTCAACTACGGCACCGGAGAGGACGCGATCAAGCGCATGCTCGACGACCTGGTCGACGAGGGCACCCTGCCGCAAGCCACCGTCGCCGCTTGGCGCAGCGCCAAGACCGATATGCGCGGCACTGCTCGCGATGCCACCGAGCTGGTCAGCACGCTCAACCTCCTCGTCTCCGGTTACGACACCGCCACGATCGAGCGCGCGAACCTCCTGCAGCAAGAGAGCGAAGCCCTGGAAGTCGCGTTGTCGCGCATGCTGCAGATCGAGGGGGCGCTGACCGCCGCCGCGCAGCCCGGGCGAGCCTTGGCAGACTCCGCTGCCGCCCTTGTCCGCCAGATGAATGCGCTGTCCTTGGGCGCCATCCCCACCACCACCGAAGCACTCGGCAAGCTGATCGCCGGCCTGGACGTCACCACCTCGGGCGGTCAGCAAGCCTATCAGGCGCTGATAGCGC